ATGGCGCTCATAAATCTGGTATACTTACCTTTACACATTGGGGCTGATTCTGGATTCGACGGGATTTGCGAAACCCAAGGTGCATGCCGAGGGGCGGTTGGCCTCGTAAAAAGCCGCAAAAAATAGTCGCAAACGACGAAAACTACGCTTTAGCAGCTTAATAACCTGCTTAGAGCCCTCTCTCCCTAGCCTCCGCTCTTAGGACGGGGATCAAGAGAGGTCAAACCCAAAAGAGATCGCGTGGAAGCCCTGCCTGGGGTTGAAGCGTTAAAACTTAATCAGGCTAGTTTGTTAGTGGCGTGTCCGTCCGCAGCTGGCAAGCGAATGTAAAGACTGACTAAGCATGTAGTACCGAGGATGTAGGAATTTCGGACGCGGGTTCAACTCCCGCCAGCTCCACCAATCATGATTGGACGGTGTAAGGACAACACCAACAAAAACAGGATGTTAGCAGTCTCTGCAGGACACCGACCAGACGGTGAGGGGACAAAAAAGGATACGCAAAGGAGCCGCGGCTCTTTAGTTACATGAAAGCCCGCTAATGCGGGCTTTTTTTATGGGATAAGACATATGAACCAACTGCAAGAAATCATTCAGATACTAAGTACTGGTGATGAAGGCACAACAAATGCTCTCATAAAAACGAAGATCCTTCTTTTCTCTATCGGGAAAAAGGAGCTTGCTGCATGGGTAAATCATGAGATAAACGGTTATCCTGATTCAGTTTCCCTTCCAGATTATAGAATTGTTGGCACAAGAATTCTTGCAGATCTGAACAACGGCGTTCGCCTATATAGAGCTTTTCCGTTACCGATTGGCTATCTAAGTGAAGATGACTATGAAGATGCTACAACCAGTAATGTGAGGCTTTCAATCAGTCAAATCGAAGAACTAGTAACCAATGCTGGTGATAGCCATGCTCTTCAGCAGCCAATTCCTTTAGATTACGCGTTAGTTAAGTACTGCAAAGGTATCGATAAAGGCTATGAGTTAACACGCTGTTATAAAGAGATCGCACTACATAACTTTACTTCCATCTTAACTCAGGTCAGGTCACGGCTACTTGATTTTATACTTGAACTTTCTGATCAAGTTTCTGAAATACCAGATGAGAAAAACATGACAGAAAAACTCAAAAATATCGACACGTCTTCATTATTCCATAACTCAATTTTTGGAGACAATACTGTCATAAACTTCGGAAATGAAAACTCATTTTCTGTGAATAACCACGTCGTCAAAAACAACACTGAGTCATTAAAAGAGTTTCTCTCAGCTCAGGGGTTCCCTAAATCTGATGTTAACGATTTAGAAATTGCTATTGGTGAAGATGGCCCGATAGCTAACAAACGTGGTGAATATGGTCAATCTGTTAGTAAATGGTTGGCAAATATTGCGAGTAAAGCAGCCCATGGTACTTTGGGCATAGGAATAGCTGCTGCAACTCAAGCAGCTACAGCGGCTCTGAAAAAATACTACGGTCTATCATAACCATCATGGGGTGTCGGGGGTCGGAGGTTCAAATCCTCTCGTGCGACCAAAAATCCCTTAAGAACCAGCCTATTATGGCTGGTTTTTTTATGATTGTTTTTTATGCGGAGAAATACCGGGGAATAATTGGGGTAAAACACCTTTAGGCTATTCACTTAGCCTACCACCATCAAAATCTTTCCGAATGTATCCATCTCTTTTTTCTTATGCAGCTAAAACGAAGTCTTGATACTGTTTATTTACACAGATAAGAATAATACTGTCTACAAACGCAGTACAAAAGAAGTGTTATGCGTATTGAGATCTCCATAACCAAAGACAAAATGACCAAATGCCAAATGGCGCTGTGGACGCGTTAAAGGAAGAGTTAACCCAACACATTGGCAAGCGTTATGACGATGTGGAGATGATCGTAAAAGCCACCAGCAACGATAGTTTTTCAGTTAGACATACTGCAGATAAAGATTGAGCTAAAACTTTCGTTCAGGAAACTCTGAATGATACCTGAGAGTCTACTGAAGAGTTGTTTGTTCACTAGTTAGCACGTAGGAAATCATTCAATACTCGCACTATCGGAAGTTCACCAGCCAGTCGTAGCACGTCCTTGCAAACGACGTGCCTACAATTTCAATCACCTCTCACCATCAGTTCTATCAATAATAATTAAACAGCGCCTAGACAAAATAAATAACAACAAGTCAACAACCTCGACAGGATGCCGATGGGATGATGAAGAGATAAGAAAGAATAACCAGTAAAGCCCTAAAACGTCAGCGTTCAGACGCGTTTTTTACTTAACCGGTAACAAATACGTTGTATCATAGCAGAATAAAATGATTGTTCTAAATCAGATTAACTCCTCACTTTTGTACAATGTCGCTTACAGGTATACCATGAAATCCGAGACGCTAACTGTCCAACAACTTTTTCAAGACCGCCGACAATACTGTGTTCCATTCTATCAACGTGCCTATGTATGGACTCAGCAAGACCAATGGTCAGCTCTACTGGAGGATATCCTAGAGAAAGCACAATCCCGGCTCTCGGGTACAAAACCAACTCCCCATTTCCTTGGTGCGGTTGTACTGGAACCTCAATCAAAAAAAGGATTATTAGGTGTAGATTCCATACATATTATTGATGGTCAGCAACGATTGACCACTCTTCAATATGTTCTGGCATCCATCCGATTAGCATTACGTGCTACGGATCTTTCCAGCTTAGAGGCTCTCATTTCGCCTTGCCTGAAAAACTCAAACGAAGACACAATGCGAAATAAAGAAGTAGAACGCTTCAAACTGTGGCCAACTTTTCGGGATCAAACTCATTTTATTCAAAGTTTTAATGTTGAAAATATTGACGATCTCCGGGACGTATTCTCTGATAGTTTCACGCAGCATGGTACGTTGCGTAAGCGTTTTAATCACCCGCCATCACTAGAAGCATTATGTTTTTTTACTAAAGCCTTTATAAAATGGATTAAAATAGAAAACCACTCACCACAAGAAAATGCTGTAGCTCTAATTGAGGCTGTCTTAACAGATCTGAAACTGGTAAGCATATTTCTCGAAGCTGAAGATGATGCCCAAATAATTTTTGAAACATTAAATGGGCGAGGGGCGGAACTTCATGCTACGGATCTTATTCGCAACTATATCTTTATGTGCGCAGAGCATGAAAATATAAATGCTATTGAATTATATGAAAATGAGTGGAAGAGCTTTGAAGATAAATACTGGTCGGAAAAACAACGCCGTGGACGTATTAATAAACCACGCATGGAGTGGCTAGTACATGCGACATTGCAATCAGAAAGGCAGCGTGAAATTGATCTGTCTCGCCTTTACAATGAGTATCGTGATTATGTAAGTAAGGACTTGTCTTCACAACGAGCAGATCTGCAAGTAAAGCGCCTCAAACAATATGCATTACAATATAAAGAATTGGTTGATGGTTTTGGCACAACCCCCATCTCACACTTTGGATATCGCATCGCAGACTATGATGTGACGACACTTTATCCGCTTGCTTTGTTCATTTCGATAGCTAACATCGCTGATGATGAGAAAGCAGCCATGTATAATGATCTTGTCTCCTACGTAGTACGAAGAGCCGTATGTGGCCTGACGCCAAAGAATTACAACAATGTATTTATGAATGTATTGCGGCACTTGGCTAAAACGGAAATTTCCAGTGTTGAGTTACGTAATATCCTCAATAACTTAAATGGCGAAGCCTCACGTTGGCCTGGTGACTCAGAATTTCTCAACGCTTGCATCAATGCTCCACTTTATCCTGGCAGGCTCGACGCACCGAAAATGCGCTCAATGTTAACGGAACTTGAAAGAGAACTTTGTCGCCAAGTGAAGACCGAAAAGCCTGATGTTCCAAATCTTTCTAATCTCGATATCGATCATCTTATGCCCCAAAGTTGGTATTCCTGTTGGCCTCTCGAAAATGGTCGTATGGTGACAAATTCAGATGCTACGGTATTGAACCAAATTGTTCTGTCTGGAACCGATCTTACCCCTGAACAGCTACTGGTAAGGAAACGGCAACAAGCGATAGCTACTTTGGGAAATCTAACTTTGCTTAACCTTAGCGTAAACCGTTCTGTTCAGAATGCTGTATTTCTGAAAAAACGTGATGCTCTCATCGTCCACACCAATCTACGACTGAACATTCCACTTATAGTTAAGGATAAATGGGATGAGGATGAAATCCTGGAGCGGGGTAAAAAGTTGGGGGAAATTGCATTGAAAGTATGGCCAAAACACGATTAATGCAATTAATAAAATGATTATAGCGGCCTTACCTTAGTAAGGCCGCTACTCACTATTAAATACTTTAATTTGCATCAAGAACAGCAATGTCAGCCCTAGGTCTCGGACTTTGTACCGCTTATCTTGTTTTCAAAAATCAGCTCGCATCCTGCACAGTTCAGCGCATTACGTTGTAGATCTGTGTTCTGGTCATTTGTTGATACGCGTACATAGCCAATAAGCATGGTAGATCCCCCTGACAAAAGCAGGAATGATGCCATTTGCTCGTTATTTCTGCATTTTCATAAACGTTGGTTTGGGAGAAGCGGCAAAACGGGATGTGGGGACAGGGGAAAATCAGATACCGGACATGGCCTCTTTTGCCAGTGGTGATGGATGGATGAAATTACCCAACGGGAAAATCCTGCAATATGGTCGTGGTGCGGTTACGCCGACATTATCGACGCAAACAATGAGAATTACATTCAGCATCCCTTTCCCCAAAAAAGCGGACTGCGCCATGCTTACTCATTCTGGTGATGGCGGTGCGCCTTTAGGCGCTGGGCGAGGGTTCGTGATGACTGCAGAAGGCCCAACGTTAACCGGCTTTAATTCTGCTTACAGAACGTCATCAACCAGCGACACGGTATCGATGAATTACAGTTGGTGGGCTGTTGGTGAGTAATTTTATTCAGGGTGATTTATATGAACGAATATGTTTATAGCGCAAGGCATAATGCTTTTTTCCCTGTGGATATGATTGATAAATATAAATCAGAGGGATGGGATTTATCAGATGCTAAGGAAGTGAATCAAAATATTATCAGTGAGTTTATGGCTGAACCGCCACAAGGAAAGATCCGTATTGCCGGAAATGATGGGCTGCCTGCGTGGGCAGATATTCCTCCACCCACGCATGAAGAGCTTATTGAAATTACTGAATCAGAAAGACAGCTATTAATTAACCAGGCCAACGAATACATGAACAGTAAACAATGGCCCGGTAAAGCCGCTATTGGTCGTCTGAAAGGTGACGAACTGGCGCAATATAATTTGTGGCTGGATTATCTGGACGCACTGGAGCTGGTCGATACTTCCGGTGCGCCAGATATTGAATGGCCTACGCCTCCGACAGTTCAGGCCAGATGACATCCGGCGCGGTGCTGGTATCTGTTGCCGTCACCGCGTCAATGTAATCCAGCACAGCGTTAAGGCGGGTTGTTTCTGCCTGCGTCAGTTTACGTCCGGCCTGCAATTTCAGCTGAATCAGACTGATGGAGGCCATTGCAGTATCAATCAGCGACTGGCGCTGTGCTTCTGCTGCATCTACTGCTGCGCCGTGCTGTGCCTCGGTATCCGTCACCCATTTCTCACCATCCCATTTATCGTATGGCGTTAACGGGGCGATAGTGGTTGTATTATCAGGGTAATCACCCGGAGCTGTGATTTCTTTTGATTCCCCTGTTTCGGTGCTAAAAACGATTTCACCGCGATGGTCTGGCATATATTCCCATGATTTTAAATCTGCTGAACGGCAGATAGTATAACCAGCCTTATATGTACCAGGAGCATCTAAACAGGAATACGCCGGAATACCGACACCCACAACAAGATATTCGGTTGATGTGGAAAGATATTCCTTCGTCTCAGCATCAAAATTATAAACGGTAATGTTTCCTGCCTTTGTAGTAATGAGTTCGCTATTTAATACGGCTTTATTCATCAGGCTGCCCTCACGATATAGTTAAATGCGACGTTGCGCGGCCGGGTTTCAGAACCACCAACCGATACCGTAGAAATTGAATTTGCCGTAATAAGTTCCCCGAAAGCATCAGCCGTAACTACGAACCGACCTCCCGTTGGATCAAAACCTGTTAGCGCATAGTACTTGTCAAACCAGTGCCCATGAGAAGCAAATAAATGGTCTTGAGATGTCAACAAACCACGAGAGGAATCCACCCCGCGCCCATCATCCCATCCACGAATAAATTCACCGCGTAAATCAGGCAATTTATTTGTCGGGTAAGCCTTTGCCAGTTCCGGGTATTCTTCAGCAGAAAAAGCCGCACCATTGCATTTCAACCAGCCTGTTGGCGGAGTGGCTGAAGGCCACGGAACAGGCACCCCAACAGGTAATGCTGAGCCTTCTCCCAAACCAAGGTTTTCGAGAGCCGTTTTCACCGTGCCATCCGATTTGATATCGCCAAACGGATTCTTGCGGCTTAACAGCAGCGCACGAAGCGCGGTAAGCAGCTGATCATGCCGCCCCTTCTCCAGGCTGGCACCGGATGCCTCCACAACACTGCAAAGTTCCTCCTGCAACATGTCAAAGTAGTCATCATCCAGATCGGTGGCAGGTGTGCCGGTCTGGGGGTTACCACGGGTAAAACCGTTCTTACCCGCGCCGAACTTATCCTTCTGCGCGGTTTTCGTATCTATACGATGCATGGATTACTCCGGATATTTAAAAATTACGTAGGTATGCGACGGGCAGAGTTTGTTAAGCACACACTCGACAACGGTGTCGCCCCAGATACGCAGTGCGGAATCACAGGGATCGCCACATGTCATCCAGGTGGTGTTGGTGTCGGCTGGCATGTTGACCTGCCAGTAATACCGCCATTCCGGCGCATTCACCGCGTCAGTACAGGCCGATGAGCAGGTGAACGTGCTTTTGTCGTATCGCGTGATGGTGGCGTCTGGTCTGCCCAGGGCAGCAAGCTGTGCAAGGTAAAAATCCTCATTGATGCCGCCCGCCAGGTTAACCTTCGCATCCAGTCGTTGCTGACGCTGGCGAAGGCTCTGTGTCCCTGCGGGAATACATTCATCCGGCAGGCCGCACAGACGCTCCCAGCGATTTATCAGTTCGGTGGTGGTGCGCGGATCCAGCTCCCGCATCAGGGCATCCGCACGCTGATGAACGCGGGTTAATGACTGTGCCGCACCGGCAATCGCCGGATCGCTGGCTGACCACGCCGGACCGGGCGGCAGCAGTGCCGACAACAGACGGATGTAATCATCGTTTGTCACGTCCATGAAATCGTCCCCAGAACCGCCAGTTCATTTTTTGCAATGGAGATATTGTCCGCCGGAGCAAGCAACTGATGGCTGTATTCCCCGTTCGCACCGGAAATCGCTTCACTGATACGCGACACCTTCAGCTCTCCCTGCGGATAACCATCACGCAGCAGGAATGAACGCAACTCTGCGGTAATGGCAGCCCGTATTTCCGGTGTGTCCGGCGTCACGCGGATATGAAAATCCACCGTATGCGCCACCGGCCTGAACACATACAAATCAGAGCCTGCCACCGGGGCCAGTGGCTCAATGTGTTGTCTTGCCGCCGTTTCCGTTGATTCTTCCGGAATGGGATTAATCAGGTCACTGCTGGCAATCATCACACCGACAGTTCCCGTTCCCATCCAGTGACGGTATGTCCATGCGCGGGTAATGCCGGGCACTTCTTTAGCCCAGACGACATAGTCCCCGTCAGCCCCGCCCTGCGGCGTCCAGTAATACCGCTCAATGACGCGGGCGCGCCACGTTTCCAGATCTTCAGTATCGAATCCGCCAGTCAGGGTATCTGCCACACCGGAAGACGGCAGACCATTCACCGGCGTGACCAGGATTAATGCCGTACCGTCGTCAGCGTTACCGACCGCACCTGCAGTTGAGCAGGCGATCGGCACGCGCAGGACACCACCGGAGCTGGTTGCATCAGAAGTTGCCGTGTACTGAACCAGGTCATCGCGCTGAATAACACTCCCGGCGGTCACCTTCAGGCCATCGCTGACACCTTCCCAGCGCATATACCCGTTGGCAGACGTGGCCCCCTTGCGCGGACACCGTTTCATCGCAGCATGTCGCGCCAGCCAGGACTCATCGCACAGGTCAGGCAGCATGTTCATTGCCAGATAATCGATGTAACCGTAAACCGTATGCAGCGCCGCCGCATACACCTTTGCCCGCACGTCTTCATCCATGCGCCGGAGCGTGTCGCTGACGTCCAGCCTGGCGAATAAATCGTTACGGAGCATACTGATATTTTCTGCCAGCGTCGGGCGTTGAAATTCACTGTCCGCCATGCGTTATCGCACTCCACAGATCATCAAAAGAAATCATTACCGGTCCGTCACGACGCCAGAGGGTGATACTGTTACCCAGCTCATTAATCCCGGTGCGGCGGATATCCAGATCAATACGGGACACCACGCCGTCATCAATCATCCATTGCAGGCATTCGCGGATATACCCCCTTACCGTCTGCACCAGCTGATTGGTCAGTTTGCTGCGCTGAAGCAGCCACAGTCGGGAGCCGTAACGGTCATTCTGTACCGCAGGCCAGGTATCCCCCCACCATCCCATCGGGACGTCGGCATTGTCATTAGGTTCAACCCGCCGCCAGGTGAACAGGGAAATCACCACGGCACGGGTCAGCGGATCCAGCGGTGCGCTGGCGCAGGTGCGTTTACCGTTCACCGTCAGCCACAGTTCCATCATGCCTCCATCGCTTTATCAGGTTTGTCGGTGTTACTGCCCTGACCGTTCTCTCTGTGACGATGCCCGTTATAGGCAAGCCGCATCGCTGACATGGTGGTGCCGCCGGAGTCGCACAGGTCTTTCACCTGTCCGGTCACTTCCGGGTCCATTTCAAAACGTGCTTCAGGTGCATTGCGAAACGTGATCGTTTTACCTGCACCGTCCACCACGATCCCCTCCCGGGTCAGCGTCACGGACTGCCCCTGATCGTCATAGACAGCCACCTCCCCCGTATGCAGCCCTTTCAGGCGGTAGCGCCGGTCCGACACCGTAACAACCACCGCATGAGAACGGTCGCCATCCGGAAACAACACCACCGCTTCCGCACCGCTGTTTGCCCTTGCGGTAAAACCGTAGGGTTCAAGATGTTCAACCCCGGCTTTGGGTTCACCGGCAATCAGGGACACATCCACGGTCTGACATTTCGTGGCGGCACTGATGCTTTTCACCACTGCCCGCCCAATCAGGCCGAGAAGTTGTCGCTGCATGGCTTCAATCGTCCTCATCAGAACGGGTCCTCCTGTACTCTGGCTTTTTTCTTTTTCCGCGCGCCGGGGTCTTCAGGTTCAGGCAGATAAGCATCAGGCGGGCCGACACGGATTTCCGTCAGGGTGCCGTTCTGGTCCTGAGTAAACGTGACTTCCGAAACAAGCAGTTCGGTATTGTCGAAACCACAGACCGGATCAAAGACAATCACCCGCTGGTTGGGCTGCCACAGCGTACCGTTACCCTGTCGCCAGCCCTGCACCACATAGGTGGTTTCATCCGTCCGCGCCGCCCGTTGTCGGGCTTCAAAGTCCGCACGGGCAATACAGCCTGCCCCCGTAGCCTGCCCTGTCTGCCTGATATACATCGGACGGTAACGGGCAATAAATGCGTCCTCTGTGCGGGCCCGCAGCGCGGTGGTGGTGGCCTCACCGAAATCATCGTCGTTTCCGGCACGCTGCCCCGCCACCTGGTAAACTGAAAACCGCTCCCGGATACTCTTCTCCGTATCACAGGAAAGGATGTTTTCCCCAAGTACCAGCGCGGTATGTGCCCGCGTTGAGCCAATACCACCAATCACCAGCCTGCCGTGCGGGTCGTCATAAGCCAGCGCCTGCTGCTGACCGAGTATTTTGTTGATCACCTCGATCACCGTTTCACCGTGATCAGGCTGGACATCCGGAATAACACCCGACGGCGCATCGCTGTTCACCACCTCAATGCCGAAAGGCGCAGCAAGCGCCTGCGCAATCTGTACCAGCGATCGTCCGTTAAACTGTGTCGGTTCGGCTGCACAGTCAATCAGGTCAGCAGTCAGACTACGTCCGGCAATACCGGTGCTGACCGAACGGGCATCGTAACGAACGGGGGTCGCCTCCACCCAGCCGGTGATCACCAGCTCATCACCAATCAGCACTTCCACTTTTGAACCATTTTTAATGCGCGGCTGAAGCGTGGTGATACCCTCATCTCCCGGCCACTGGCGGGTGATCTCCACGCTGAAATCCCGCGCCAGCCGTTCAATACCGGCACCGATGCGCACCGATGTCCAGCCATTCCACTCCCGGCCATTTACCCGTAGCGTGACGTTATCGTTCATTGCACTGGCACCTTCAGAGGGATCACCGGCACAAAGCCGGGATGCGTAATGGCATTACGCCGGATAATGTCCGCGTCACGCGCCGCGTTATCAAACCAGGTCGCCGCCAGCACCAGCGCGGGTAAGACCTCATCCGGCGTGCGCTGAATGATCCGTGCAGACTGTTCAAGGCGCGTGTTGATATCCGCATTCAGATCTGCTTTCACCCGGCGCAGTGCCAGAAACAGCGCATCACTGGTTGTTCGGGACAACTCCTTATCAATTGCCGTATTCAGTGTGTCACGAATGTCAGTCAGTTCTTCCCACGTCGGCAGGTCAACCGTGCTTTTCACCGCTGGTGCATTGTTCAGTGCCGGATGCGTGACGGAAGGCCAGCCAGTGCTCTGCGCGGGTGTTGTTGCCTGCCCCACTGCGGCATTCTGCATCACCGCGGAAGTTGTTGGCGCAGGCAATCGGGTGACGGCATACGCCGCTTCGCTGATTGCGGTCGTACGAAGGGTGCTGGCAACCACGTTACGCTGTTGCGTCGCCGTGGCGGTGGTTTTACTGTCCGTTTTCCAGACGCCGCGCGGTTGCAGATCGCTGCCGAGGCTGACACCGGAAAGCGTTTTGATCATGGTGACCAGGTCGCTGGCGTTACCATAAAGGCGTTTCCCGGTACGCCACATTTTCTGCACCTGCTCAACGAAATTTTTGCCTGACGATGGCGGCGGCAGAAGTACCGAGATATCCCCCTGCAACAGCCTGGCGGCATCCGATACGGCAGAATCCACCACTTTCATTGCATCAGAAACATACCCAAGCATTGTGCTGGCATTACCGACGACGTCGTTCTGCACAAAATCTGCCACGCCATCGATACTGAAACCACTGAAGCTGTCACTGATGCAGTCATCCAGTGCAGAACAGGATGACATCAGCGTCTGCGCCGTCGCCGCACCTGAAGTGGGGTAAGAGAGTTCTCCCGCTTCGACAAACTTCAGGTCAAAGCGGACAATACGCCCTTCACTCTTCGATGTGCTGACCCGAACTTCCCCGTCAACACAGACTTTCAGCTCACCGTAAGTCGGATGGACAAGCGTGCCAGGACCGGGTTTATTCAGCGCGTCAATCAGGCGATCGCGCTGGTCAAAGCAGTCATCTCCCACCACATAAGCTGCGATGGACGGGCGGAAAGTGATTTTCCCCAGGTCTTCGGTATAGGGTTTGTCGCGGTTCGGGTATTCGTGCGTTTCCACACGGCGACCGGTTCCCGCACTTTCTTCTTCAACCTTAAACGGCACACCGCGAAATGACGCGTCCTGAAGTCTGTCTTTCCACGTCATATAAACTCCGTACATAAAAAATCCCACCGGAGTGGGACTCATTAACAGATTAATTTTTCATTACCTGCCAAAGCGCGTATAGCCAACATCATGGCTGACATCAAAACCGCTGGATCGCGTTTCCATAACCCGCATACCCGGAGGCGAATTCACAAAAGAGACCTTGATCTCACCATCAACTTTTGGCGCAGAAGCTTTGTTAATCATGAAGGGATTCGGGCCTGTGGCATCGGAGGCGTTGTTTGACTGAGCCGGATCTACCGCCGGATAAGGTGTGTATCCCCGTGCCGGTATTCCCGTCCCATAAGCATCATAAGCACCCGCGCCCCACTGCGCCGAGTTAATGGCATCAACCGTGTCACCGGAACTGTCGGTAAACCATTCAATAATCGGCTTCAGCTTATCCCACATATCCTGAAACCACTTAACAACCGGTCCCCAGTTATTGATTACCATCCCCAGCGGCGACCAGGCAAAAACCTTCTTCAGAAGTTCCCGGCCAGCCTCAAAATAAGGACCAATGGTTTCCCAGAGCTTCTTGAAATAAGGTCCGACAACATCCCAGTTAGTGATAATTAATCCCGCAGCCAAGGCTATCGCCGTCGCAATCATTCCTATCGGCGTCATCGACATGATCCTGCTGACAATACTGATGGCACCGCCAACGCCCATCAATCCCAGTTTCAGAATCGCAAGACCGGCAGCAAGCCCGACGACGCCGCGAATAACCCGGGGATTTTCATCCGCAAACTTCGTGAATTTTTCCCCTAACTCCCCCAGCCATTGCGTGATATTTTTGGCGTCACCAGAAAATGCGCCGCCAATAGCCGCAAGGCCGTTAGTTGCGGTCCCCGTCATTGCCTCCCACAGGTTGGACAGCGTACCAAGCTGGGCCTGAACACGTTTATTCAGGCTGGCCTGTTTATTCATCTTCTGCTGGATCTGATCGTAACCATCCTTTCCTTTATCGATCAGAGCATTGACCACCTGAAGGGTTTCAGCATCATCACCAAATATTGCCTTAAGTACACCGGTTCGCTTAACGTCGGTCAGTTTTCGCAGCTTTGCCAGTTGCCTGAACATGTTATCAAGACCGCCAAAACTCCCTTTGCCGTCAGTAAAATCGAGCTGCACTCCGAGTTTCTGGCGGGCCATGACTTTATTGACGTCCCTGATTTTCTTAACGCTTAATCCGGACTGGATAACTTTTCGCAGGGCATTACCTGCCGACTCCCCGTTCATCCCCATCTGATCCATCATGACGCTGATAGGGGCAAGGCTCTGTGCAGCCTGAAGACCGTCCTTATTCACCATCTTCAGAACAGAACTGGTTTTAGTGAAGAAGGACAACATGTTGGTATCGTCAACGCCCAGATAAAACGCCTTCTGGATAGTGTCGAACAGCCCCATCATGTCTTCTGACGCCGTTCCGGTAGCATCCTGCATCTTTGCAGCAAACTCAGCAGCCGCTTCTGGTGTTTTTTTCAGTTGTACCGCAAGATAAGCTGTCGCTTTACCCACACCACCCAGAATGTTTTCTGCCGGGATCCCCTGACGCACCAGCATCTGCATCATGTTCTGGAAATCAGCCGTTGTACCGGGTAGCTGGTTACCCAGGCCAATAGCCAGTTTATTGATGTCCTGAAAGCGCTTTCCAACCTCGCCGTTCGCATCCATCATGGCGACTTTCAGCCCGGTGGCGGCGTTTTCCTGATCGGCATAAGATTTCAGGGAAAGCGTCAGACCCGCTGCCAGTCCGCCACCAAGCGCCAGCCCACCCTGTGACGCTTCTTCCGCCTGGCGTTTAAATCCCCGGATTTTCTTTTGCATTTTCGACAGCGCCGGAGAAAGCCTGTCGACACCGGTGATCAACGCCTTAAGCTCAAATTCAGCCATGTGTGCGTTTCTCCTGCTCTATCCTGTTTGCCTGACTGACCAGCAAGGGAATTTCACTGATCGGCATATTCAGCAATTCGAAGGGATTAATGCGCCAGTAACTGGCGCAGTCAAAGAAGCGATCAGTGAGGTATTCAGCCGTCAGGCCTGGAGGAAAAAACCAGCCACAAGCCACGCCGCTGCATTCAGGTCTGCCGGAGACATCTGGTCGACAGAGCTTTGCGGCACTTTCGCCAGCCGCACAATGTATTTCGACACCACATGCGCCAGAAGTCTGACGGACTCATCCTGATTCATCTGGTAGGGATACCCCAGCTCGCGGACATCCTTCCCGGTGGGTTCATCAAACTCCAGTACGGAGAGTGTCTCGCCATGAGCGATAATCGGTTTCTTTAACTCAAGCTCTTTCATTACTGGTAATCCCCTTCTTCACCGTGGAACTCAAGATCAACCGTGCCTTCTTCGGCATTATGGTTCGCTTCGCCGTGCAGCCAGGCTGACGACAATACATAGACCTGACCGTTCGCCAGCTCAGCAGTGATGGTCATCTCATCAGACGAGGTGATTTTACTCACAGGAAAATTCTTCGGCACCTTGAAGGTCCCTTTAACATAGGGCGCACGGTGAGTTTCCTTGCGGTCCACTGAACCGTCCAGGCCGATGATGTCATCATTGACCGTCCTGTTCATGGGCACCTCAATGCCGCCGGTCAGCGATAGCTGCTGACCGTCAATTTTGAAATAACAGGTTCCCCCGATACGGGCCATTATGCAGACTCCTCTGAATACTGAAGACGGAACTGGTTAACCACGGCAAAGACACGCAACTGGTTAACATAGTCAGGCGGGAACAGCGTGTTCAGGCGGTTCGGATCGCTGGCATCACGCTCCACAACCAGGTACTGCTTGAACAGTTCGTAGTTTTCCACGATCCCCGCACGCTCGAGCTGACGGTAGGTTGCCAGCAGTTCCCCTTTGATCACTGCCGGGGTGACAATCGCCTGACCGGGACCAAAGCGGGTACCGTCACTGGCAAGCTTGTGACGCCCGTACTTACTGGTAATGACGGATTTCAGTTTGCGCAGTACATACGCGCTGGTATGCAACGTCTCGCTGTCGAGGTAGCTGTTATCCGCAACCCCGTAAGCGTTTTTCCTGTACGTGGTGACATCACGCTGAATGCGCAGTACCCCGCTTTCGACATACGCCGTTGCCACGCCATGAGACAGCAGGGTCTGTTGTTCGGTCATCGTGAACCGTTTCCCCTTCGGCGCAGGCAGCATACCCACCAGCTCACCGGTCTGCGTGGGACGTGCCGGATCGTTGCGGATAAACACCGCTGCGCGGGCGGTACGGCTTGCCGCCAGCTCATCGGCAGGCGTCTGGGTGTCTTTTTCGTACCCCGCCAGGGTAATGTGCTGCTGGTTAAACTGGTCACCTGCGGTCACCAGTTCTGACAGCGTGCCGATCTTTGCCGTATACACATGGCCATACAGCTGACGCGCATAGCTCCAGCGACCGCTGGTATCGTTCATCTCGGTCACCAGCGTGTTAAGGGAGGCCGTGTCGTTGAACGGCAGACCGATATAATCAAACGGCTCATCCGCCATTGCAGCCACCGCGCCGGTGAGAACCGGAGCGCCCGTTCCGGCGGTCCCCGCCGCCACGGCAATCTGTACGCCCGCTGGCAGCACTTCGCCCCCACCGAAGCCGTAGTAATTGAGGCTGACAGGAATTTCATTCCCGCAAAGCCCCTTATGACGCGCGGTCAGTGTGACCACGCCAGCCGAAGATGAGGCCGTAAACGGCAGGGCCGGAACGGCATTGATGGCATCTTTGATACTGCTGGCAATCGTCGCGACGTTATCGCCGTTGGTCACCGGTGCCTGCACGCGGGTACGTCCCACATAAACATTCACCGTGCCGGTTTCGGTTGCCGCGCCGGTCACCGTCAGCGTAACTGTTGCCGCCGCGCCCGTGGATTCAGGAACGGCAATCACATACAGTTCACCAAACGGGTCGGTCTGGCGATAAGCCTCGACCATACGCGCCAGCTGACTTCCCGCACCACAAATCTGGCGTGCATAGTCTGCCGATGGCATCAGCACCAGACTGTTGGCAACAATCTCTGCACCGTTATTGGCATGACCAATCAGCAGCGATGCTCCGCTGTCCTGTGCAGTATTCGCCGCCGAGTTATCCATTTCCGCATAAAACAACGGAACCAGCGTATTCGACGGAATGGTGTTAAAGCTTATCGTCATCGGTATTCACCTTTTTATTCACGCGCCGGATATCACCCGCGGCTTCACGGCGCAGCCAGTAGTTGTTCTCGTCAACATTTCGCCCTTCGGCGGGCAAAAGGTCGCCGCGGGCAGGGTCAGGAACTGACCGCCCTTTAACAGGTTTGACAAACATGAGGATCCTCAGGAAGGAAGGGTTATTTCGGTGTGATGTTCGATATCGCCGTCAGGCCCGTTACCGGGCTCGAGATAATCAACATCAATCGCCAGCGTTTGCAGTTCATCCAGACTGTTCAGATCATCCTGCTGGCGGGTATCGTCTTCAGTCAGCTCGCTGATGACCGAAAAATCGAACTGATAAATCAGCTCATGACGATTCAGATCCAGCAGCGTGCCGCCGTCATAGGTAATCGGGTTACCGCACGCCTCCGGGTTCCAGCCCAGCAGAGCCTTAAAGAGCATCTGCCGGACATCGTCCACCACATCATACGAGGCAAACTGACCGCGCTCATCACGCCCGTTACTCAGTATGACAACCACGGAGAAGCCCTCTTTCAGCTCCTGCCAGTAGTCGGTCTGGCTTTTGTTTTCTCCCGGAGAATCATCACCCGGTACAACATATGCCGCCGGGAGTTTCAGCTTTCCGACCTCCGGCAGATTTTTGAACTGGGCCGCGCCTGCAACCCGGTTTTCAAAATACGGACAGCGGGCACGCAGTGCAGCAATAACAGGCGTCAGTTTCATCTGTGTCGTCGCTCCGGCTTCAGTGATTTACGCAATTCCCGCGCCAGAAAATAGCGTGTCCAGCTGCGGTTCTTTTCAAGCGTTTCCACCATAAAGTTATTACGTGGAGCCAGTCGCCAGCCGCTGCCACCGGATGCACCACGATGATGGCTGCGACGACGCTTTGCTCCTCCCCGGACACCAAAAAACAGAAACGCCGGATAGAAGTCACCAGAGATCATCCGGTTCCCCTTCCCGTTGCGCTGGTTAGGGGCAATGCGTGTCATAAAACCGGCTCGCTTTTTACTGGCTCCCGGCACCATGTAACCAATCGAACGAGCCAGGCGTCCGGTCTGATAACCGGGGTTTTCACCCGGTGCCGACCGCGCACGGCGCATCACCAGCCGACGGGCATCACGCATATGACGCTGCCCAATCGTGACAAACGCCCGCCGGACACGGGCGCGGTTAAAGCGCATCTCGGCGGGCTGCTGAACATCAACGTGAAAAAAGGAAGTCGCCATTGTTGCCTCCGTGACTCTGCGTAAATTCGCCCAGCTCCGTACATTCCAGCAGCAGAAAGCGCCGCGCCCCGTTCAGATCGCGCTGACGTTTTACCCGGTACACACTATCACCGCAGACCACCTCATAATCAGCGGTGATCCCCCGGCGGTAACGAATGGTGATGTAATGGGTGATGGCGTCCCCGGTCTGCGCGGTTTCCTGCCTGGTGGTGGCACTGGTCTGGATAACCTTCGCCCATGTCCGGAACGTAACCGGGTATTGAGGCTCCACGCCAAAGTTATCCGCGGGCATATCCACCCGCAGGCGGATCAGGACGCGTTTATTCAGTTCACCGGGGTCCGGCAGAATGTAGGTTGCGCTGGTCTGCGCCTGACGAATTTTCATTGCGGAAAGTACCTGTACGGGCCGACAAGCCAGCCAAAACTCTGCGGCATGTCGAGTTTCTCCACTTCCGTAACCGACGAGCGGTTTTCGTAAAAATGGCTGATAAGCATCAGCATCCCCAGACGAATATCATCCGGCAGGTGCAGCCCGTCCGGATCGCTGTCCGGAATGGTTTCATCCGGTGCATAGAGCTTCCGGTTCAGATACGTTTCCGTCCGCTTTTGTGCCGCACATGCCAACAGTTGCAGATGGCGGTCATCAGTATCGAAATCCTCATCCAGCCGGAGTTGGGCTTTAATCTCTTCCATTGTCAGAAGCATACTCAGCCCTCTTTACTGGTCGTGGCTTTTTTCTCTTTTGCCGCTTTACTGCTTTTTGCACTGATTCCGCGCTCTGCTAACCCGGCCTGAAGTGCAATCTCCTGCACCCGGGCAGGAAGCGCCCCGTCGTCATACTCACCGGCCCGAATGACCTCAACACGCATACCGTCCGGTGACCATTTCAGATCTTGTTTCAGGATCATGATTCTTCACCCGTCAGAACAGGGGGCGCGGTTCCGCGCCCCTGAGTGATTACGCCGCTGCAATCTTCAGCAGTTTGATGGCCTGCGAATCGACCAGCATCCCGCCGGTGCGCTTGGTGGTATAAAAACCGACAAACGGTTTATTGGTGTACGGGTCACGCAGAATGCGGGTGCCGATACGGTCAACGATGGTGTAACCCCGTTTGAAGTTACCAAATGCAATGGCTTTCGCATCAGCGGCGATATCCGGCATCTGTTCGTTTTCAGCGATACCGTAACCCGCCAGAGAGGACGGCTGCCCCAGTTCCAGCCCCGGACGCCACAGATAGTTACCCTCGGTGTCTTTCAGCAGACGGATGGCAAACAGGCTGTTGTTGTTCATCATGAACTTCGCGCCAGTGCGGTGTGCCTTACGCAGCGTGTAAATCAGTTTGATAATGGCGTCTGCGGTCACCGCGGTCGCTTCGCCGGATACAATATGCTGAAGTTTGCCGAACGCCCGGACCTTGTCGGTTTCATCAGTGGATTCATACGCCAGGAACCCTTTCGGCTTCTTGGTGCCATCGCCTGAGGTAAAGGCAATTTCTTCCTGTTCGGCAAATTCGGTTGCCAGCTCGCTGTTGATCCAGGCCTCCACGTTGAAGAAGGCATCGTCCAGCATTTTCTGGGTAGCCTGCGGGTTGCCGTAGATTTCCCCCATGAGAGGTTCAATCAGCTCCAGTCTGGAGGTGGCAGTCTGGGCTCGCGTATCCGTTTCCCCCACCCATCCGGAAGCCGTACCGCCCAGATTCACCAGTTTTTTGTAGTCGGAACCGCCAACGGTGATCACCGTGGCTTCCTGACGCATCACCACTTCATCTTTCAGCAGGTTAAGAATGTTGCGATCCAGTTCTTCCGGCACGGCGTAGCCACCGTCTTCATCGGTACCCACCTGCAATGCCTTACGCTCCAGATCGCGCAGACCGTCTTCACGGCCTTTACGCAGGAAGCCCACAAACGCCTCTTTATGCTCGGTGGCCAGTTTATTTTGCGCTCCACCTGCCGGACGTTTCAGCTCAAGCAGCTCTTTTTCAAGGTCGCTTTTGAGATTTTCCAGCTCGCTGAGTTTCCCGTTCAGGGTTTCCACCTGCCCGGCAAGCTTGCCTTTTTCCTGCTCAATCGCATCCACGCGCTTGTCGTTCTTTGCTTTGAAGTCGTCAAACTTCTGCTGCAGCTCCTGCGCGACCTGTTCCACATCTTTAATATCAACCGCCATCGTATTTCTCCTGATTAGAAGTTCAGATTTTTCAGTGCATTCAGTGCAGAGCCCACATCCTCAGCGTCGCGCAGGGACAGTGCGCCATAGCCCCCGGCCATGAATGCTTTGGCCTGGGTACGGGAGAGTCCGACATCACGCAGGACTCTTTCGATTTTTTTCTGTTCGGGGATTTCCCCGCGGGCCAGTGCGTTCTTGACGTCGCTGATCCGCGCCTCGTCGTTAGACGGGAACGTCACCAGGCTGACTTCCCAGAGGTCGATTTCTTTCAGCAGAAAGGCTTCTTTGCTCCGGTCGTATTCCCAGTCTTTCAGGACGTACCCAATAGAAAGGACGGTTAACGAACCGGCCTTCATGTGTGCATGTGCGCGTTTTGCGAGGGGATCATCATCAATAAGCAACCGTCCCCTGACGTAAAGCCCGACATCGTCTTCCTTCATTTCGGTGTAAACACCGATGGGTTCATCCATGCGGTGCTGCCAGAGCAGCGCAGGTAACGCTTTTCTGTCACTCCACGCCCGCAGGGAAGCAGCAAATGCCCCGGACATCACCACATCATCGTGGCTGTCCTTTACACCAAAGACGGAGCCATACCCTTCAAACTCACCGGAGTCACTGACAGATTTCAGACTCAGCGGTACATCAAGACGTTGTTTCGTCTGCATTGGCGTTATCCTTCTGCTTACCGGCTTTACTGCCATCGGAGGGTTTCGTGGTCATGTTCATCGGTGTGAGATAGACATCCCCACCGGGACGTGGATTCATATCTTCCAGGTCGCGGCAGTCATTGGGAGAGTAAATTCCCCAGTTGATCCCGGTGGCGTAGGCTTCAAAACGGGACTTCATATCCCCGCGCAGTAACGCCCCGGCGTTAAATTTGGCGTAATAAACGCCCTGCTTACTTTTTCGTACCAGTCCGGTGTTGATCCGCTGTTCGATGCGGGTCAGATACGGCACCAGTGAATAGTTGATAAATCCCAGCCCCAGCTCTTCGATATTGTTGAAGGTGGCGCGATCGGTGTTCTGCACCATGTGCAACGGCACCCGGAACAGACGACAGATTTCTTCAAGCTGAAACTTGCGGGTTTCCAGGAACTGGCTGTCCTCGGCGTTCAGCGCCATCGACTTCCAGTCCAGCCCCATCTCAAGGATCATCGGGCGGTGAGCATTGCCAAGCCCGGTGTGACGCTCCTCAAAATCTTTCTTCAGGCGCTCATAAGCCTGATCTGACAGCGTCTGCTCTGTACGCAACACACCCGACGTCACCGCACCATTGCTGAACAGTCTGGCCCCGTGCTCTTCGGTCGCTGCCGCCAGAGATATTGCCTCGCGGGCATAGGCGATGGGATTCAGCCCCACCAGTCCGTCCAGCGTCAGCGTGCGCACATGCCAGATATCCTCCTGGCTCAGTACATCCGTGGAGCCATCCGGGAATGTGACCTGATAGACCGGCTCCCAGCTACTGTTAAGCTTCGGTACCACACAGCCGGGATCGACGGGCAGCAGTTCAGCCACTTCGCCAAATGCTTTCACTTTGTAGGCGTAAAAGTTTCCCCGCAGGCACAGACAGGTGACCACCAGCTCCCAGAACTCCTGCGGCGTCATATAGCCATTGGGATGCGTGGAGATCAGCTTATGCAGACGTTCGCCAGTGGCTCTCTGCTTCAGGCTGCCGTTCAGGTGATACAGGTTGCAGGGCAACATCCCGACCGACTCCGCCAGCACCCTGACACAGGAAAAAACCGCCGTCAGTCGCATGGCCCGCTGGCTGCTGATCTGCTTTCCGGTATAGGTGTCGTAGGACAACCCGATAGCATCCGCCAGCTCTGCTGGCGTGGTCACCGGTGCGTCACTTTTTCGTTGAAATAATCCCGAAAAGAACACTATTTACCTCCGCCGACAGACGGCTGTGTACGGTCGAGATATCGCGCCACCAGCCACGACCAGAACAGGCACAGCCCCCCGGCAACAACAAAACCCGCCGGGGGATAAATCAGCCAGGCTCCATACGCCAGCAAAAGCGCACCCAGCACGCCCACCAGTGGCGCGAGAATTATCAGAAACATAATGACCTCGGTTAAAGCGAGCGGATCCCATAGGACTCAATGTGGTCAGACAGCGTGTCTTCTTTCTCGTACAGCATGGCTCTGCCAACCGCCATAATCAGCGCAACTGCACCATCGATTTTGTTTTCCGCCTGCTCTTTGACGGGCTTCACCACATCATCGTTACCCGGAATGGTTTTGCCGACCACGTTGCCGATACACCAGGTCATGATGGGATTGCCATCATGATGAAAGCGCCCCGATTCAATTGCCGCTTCCAGCTCTTTCATCGGGTCGGACATGTTGGTGTAGTTCTGAATGATAGTGACGGGATTCAGGTCTTCATCAGCAAGGTCATGTGACAACCCGGTCGCCCCGAAGGGGTCGATGGGTGACTCACTGACCGGGCTGATTTTGTTCGCCGCTTTGGCCTCCTCGAGGATGTAGCGATAATCCACCTCCGCACCATCGGTAACGGTCAGAACGCCCATTTCCACCCATTTCTGAAAGCGTTCGGCTGTCCGTCGATCTTCATTTTTCTCGACGCTGTACACCGTGTCATACGGTACCCAGAAACGCGGGGCCACACTGTAGTAATGCGTTTTACCGTCAATCTCGCGGGTATAAAGTCGCGCCATGCTGTTCATATCCAGCTTATGCGCCAGGTCAAAGGCCAGAATGCACGGCTGCCCCTCGAACTGCTCAAGGGTCAGTGATTTATCCTCGCAGCTCTGCCAGCTCACCAGGTTGAAATACGCCGAACGCGCCGACACCCAGATATTGAGGTGTTTTGTTTTAAAGACGTTTGCCAGACGGGCGTTATTTTTCGCACGCTGCTGCTGACTTAACAAAAATTCGCGATAAACCGACACGCCAATATTTGGATTGGCTTTTTCCAGCACCTGCGGGTCGGTCCAGTCGTCACCTTCATCAACGGTATAGATGATCCCGAACAGTTCATCATTAGGCACCGAGCCGTTGAGCATCTCGATGACTTCCCGCCGTTTGTCGTAGCACGGCCCCTCAATGTTGTACCCGGCGGTAGTGATAGCCCACATCAGTGGCTGACGTCGCGCCCCCATCCCGGTAAGCATCGTGGTGTAAAGCGCATCGGTGGCGTGCTCGTGATATTCATCCACCACCGCACAGTGGGGTGATGAACCATCACCGGGGTTACCGATCAGCGGTTCAAAACGCGCACCATCCTCCGGACGGTTCATGTTTGAGGCGTTAACCTCAATCCCGAACGCTTCCGTCAGCATGGGTGTGCGTTTACACATCAGTCTTGCCGGACGAAAGACTTCCCATGCCTGTTTCTCCGTCGTGGCACCGGAATACACTTCCGCGCCGAACTCGTTATCACAGGCAAAACAATACAGGGCGACACCGGCAGAGATTGCCGATTTGCCGTTCTTACGGGGGATTTCGGTATACACCTCCCGGAAGCGGCGCAGCCGGGAGCCTTTATTGACCCAGCCAAACGCGCAGCAGATCACAAAGAGCTGCCACGGCTCCAGCGTGATGGGCATCCTCTTAAATGCCCACTCACCCTTGGTGTGCGGCAACAGCTGAATAAATTTGGCGGCCCGTTCAGCCAGGTCCTTGTCGAAGCGGTAACGAAACGACTTACTTTTTTCCGCCATCAGGTCATCAAGATGGCGCTGGCAGGCCTGAATCACAAACTGGCAGGCCACAATCTTTCCGCGCACGACATCCCGGGCATACTGATTGGCAGCATTTACGTTGGGGTAAGATTTCCGGCTCATGATTCGATAATTTTCAGAAACGGGTTAGTGGCTTTCTTCTGCCCCGCCAGGCCAATCAGACGCTGGCGGCTGCTGGGGTCGAGTCCGAGCATTGCCCCCGTACTGCTCATCTCGGACTCCTGTTCTTTTTTGGCGGTCAGCTCCGGATTTTTGACCATGCCGCCCATTGCACCGGTGATGGTGTTGCCCTGTCTGGCAATATTTTTCACGGCACGTCGCCAGAACTCATAGGCCACGCACCACCGCTCAAGTACCGCCAGGTCAGTCACGCACAGCAGGCCCTGACCGCAGAGTTCTTTGGTTGTCAGTTGCCACATGATCGTAGCGAGAGGGAGATCTTCTTCAGCGAACCACTCCGGTGGCTCAACACCTTTGATGGGCGTAAAAACAGGTTCATCTTTATTCAGGGCTCGCTTGCCGGGGTTTCCGGCCAGCGCCTTGCGCGCCGTTGGCTTGGGGCGACGCCCGGAACGCCCCGCCGTTCCAGCCATATGCGGCACTCCTGGTTAAATTTCATTTTTCGCGGGTATAAAAAAACGATGGGGCGGGCAGTCCGGAAGACGTCAGGCTGCAGGGATTTGACCCGCCCCTCCCCTCAGACAGTTGAGAATTATTATCACTTTAACCGTTCACGGGCCGTCTTCGCCTTATGACACGGCCAGCACAGACTCTGCAGATTACTGTCAGCATCAGTGCCGCCATGCGCTTTAGGGATGATGTGGTCAACAGTTTTCGCCTCACGCACCACACCAGCACGCAGACATAACTGACACAGGCCTTTGTCACGCTTCAGAACACGCACGCGGATAACATCCCACTTCGAACCATAACCGCGCTGATGACGGGATTGTCCAGGTTTGTATTGCTTCCAGCCTTCGCTTTTGTGGCTTTCGCAGTAGCCTGACGGGTCCGTGGTTGTAGAGCGGCAGCCGCGAACACGGCAGGCTTTTGGGATTCTAGGGGGCATATAAAAAATTTATAATAAGTAAAATAATAAAGAAAAATGCTCAAAGGCAATTATCTTGACTCAAATACAAATCTAGAAGAGATGAGCTTATCAAGCATTTTCATAAGTAAATCCTTACTCTCACCACCATTTATATATTTATTAAAGTTAGACTCGAACTCATGCCAAACTTTTTCTAACTCAGTATTATCAAATAAGTGCTCTGTCGCAAACCATGAAGACTGGCAACAATCGAAAATACTCAAAAGTTCATCAAATCTTTTAACATTCTCTTCTCCCAACTCAATTTGCTGACTAATAAGATCTACATCTTTAAATAGCCATTTCGCAATAACTTGCTCTCGTTCATCATTGAGTTGCTCGGGGTCAATATTGACAGGCATAAATAATAGAGCTGTCTTTAATTTCTTTAATGCATTCCTAAAATCTATTTTTACTTTTGTTTTCTCTTGTTCCCGCCACGTAAACAATGCCTTGAACGCCAAAAACAAAGTAACAATAGTAGCTCCAGCACTCACCCAAGATGCAATCATTGCCCAACAAGCCCACTCAGCAGCAGCACGGTTTGCTACAAGTGTCTCATATGCAATATAATTTTCGTTCATTTTTACCTCACTGTTAATAGTGAGAGTATTGTAACTAAAAGCATAATAACTAGAACAGTCAAATAATAATATTTCACCTAATGAATATTATTATTCAAATGCAGATTGAACTTTTGCTCTCCTAACCTACGAAGATCAGACTTATCACGGTTACATAGCCCCAGTGCTGATAGCAGACTTACATTCAAACTAAGACTATCCCCATAAGTCAGAGGATTGGGTATAACTGGCTGTGGAGTTTCAGCGAGCAGGTTCGTCGGTAACGGCATCGTTGGAACCTGCACGTATACTGTCCGCGTACTTCCGCAACCGGTCAGCAGCGACATCAGGCACAGGGCGTGAAGCACAATCATCATCCGCAACAGCCACTTTGATATCTTCCTGGGCTCTCTGTGACTCCAGTGCGATCTGCTGTTTTGCATGCTGGTTAGCCTCCAGAACTGTATTGACGATTTGTAGTGATTGCAGGACGTTATTGGTAATGGCAGTTGCTGATTCAGCATTTCGTACAGCCTCATCAGCACGTTTCTTTTCGTACTGATATTTGCTGTAGTAGTGGTTGGCCGACCAGATGAAAGAACCAATGACAGTAACGAAGAAACCAGCGATAACCAGCTTATAGCTCAGCTTCATTTACCACCCCACCAGCCTCTTTAAACCGGGCAATCAAATCACCGATTTTATGTTCATACTGACCGTAACCTGCACCGGGTAACGACGCCCAGATATTGCTGCAACGGTCGATTGCCTGACGAATATCACCGCGATCAATCATCGGTAAAGCGCCACGCTCTTTAATCTGTTGCAGTGCCACAGCATCCTGGCTTTTGGGGGAGAAGTCTTTCAGAGCAAGCTGCTTGCGGTAGGCATCCCACCAGCGTGAAAGAAGCTGATAACGTCCGGCGGCTGTTGATTTGAGTTTGGGGTTTAGCGTGACAAGTTTGCGAGGGTGATCAGAATAATCAGTAAACAGTTCTCCGCCAACAATAACATCATAACCGTGATTACGTGTCGGTTGTCGCCCGTTATCCGTTCCTTCTGACCATGCCACCATATCGAGGAAAGCTTTACGCTGGGAATTTAGTACCTGCATAAATTACTCCTTAGAGCCACCAAACTTATTACCGATTACTCTCATTGCAGCCCCACGAATAGCATCGACACCGATCAACCCAACGCCACCACCAATGGCAACAGAAAGCGATTTAGGCCATCCGACATACTCAAGAGCGGATGCAAAAGTCAGCGTCAGAGCGCCGCAGAGCAAAATCTCGAGCGTTTTTCGCTTCCAGCCACCACCACCGCCAAAATAGGCAATGCGCAAGCCAGCCATAACGATCGACATAATTACTGCGCCCAGCGGTGTGTCTCCACGCCACCAGCTCTGTAACAATTCAAGTAAGTCAGACCAGGAATGAGGATCGTTATGCATTTTCATAATTCCCACCTCCGGTTATCGGAAGTGCAACGAGTGAAGGGAAAGAAGCTGGTTATAGCGCTGAGTCGCAAAAGTTGCGTAGTGCACAAAAAAGGCCGCCCACAGGCAGCCTCTTTTTATAATTCATTGAGTTAACAACATTTAAATGCTGGTGGTATAGAAGGTTTTTCACCAGAACGACAAGCCGGACACCATGACTGAACGATATGCCTTCCGTCTCCCATATCCCTATAACCAAAGTCTATTGTTTTATAAAAAACGTGCACTCCGGCATCAGCAGAACATTTTGGGCAAGATTTATATTCAACGCCATCTTGTTCAACTTCTCGTGAATAACTTAATGACTGCTCACAAACAGAACAACGCTCCACCATATATGCTCTCCTGTTTTTGATAGAGATTTATGGGTAGCAATTCCATTCAAAAGAAACATTGAAGGGTGTCACTTTTTCAAAATGAGCGTAGCTGGCTGCCAGTTTTTTGTACAACACACTTTAAGGAAGGAGAGCCTTAAAAACACAATTGACATCAATAAAAAACCGCTCGGTGGCGGTTTCTTGAAGATTATCAACGGTAGACACACAAAGCCCATCGTTAGGAGAATCCTAACCAGATTTTTTGAAAAATGCAAGAATCATGTCGCTATCTTCGGCGAAAATTACTTATCTCGTCACCTTTCTCAATTGTGCTTCAGCGTAAGATTCCTCCTGCCAGCACTTTGTAACCAGTTTATCAATGACATTTGCATATCCTTTGTACCACTGATAATCAGTCAGGTCCGGTACCAGCTTCTGGACATGATTCCGCGCCAGTGTGGTTGGTAAACGGCTAAATCGGTTTCCATTGCAACGCCCACAAATCTTATAAACAGGCGTGCCATGAAGCCGGGTTCTTTTTTCATCCAGGACAATACCTTTACCCTTACACCCTCTGCACGCTGTGCTGACTTCTCCCTTACCATGACAATGCTGACATAGTTCCTTCACCCACTCTTCCTTGATAACAGACTCCCCGCTTCTGGAGTGTTTCACCACTTCGCGCAATACATTATGAAATCCAGTACCAGAACAACGCTCACAGCGAGCCTTACTTGCCGCAGACCTGGAATAATCAGCAAAGGCAAAATTCACAAGGTAAGGAATGATCTGTAGCCGGGTTTCTTCACTCAATTTGTTCAATGTCGGGTTATCCAGTGCCATCGCGTAATTGAGCAGACCTTCAATCGCAAACTGAGGATCCTGAACACCAACTTTTGCCAGGAATAAGGCAAACCCAAGCGGTGCTTTCGACTGCACCATCCCCTGCGCAGCCATCACATCTGTAATTGTTAAACCACCCGAGCCTGTCGCCGGTGCGTCATCACTCAATTTTGGAGATTTTGGGGAGTAATATTTTGGTAAAGCTTCAAGGTTCATGCTCGTTCTCCACTTACGCCAGTACGCCTATTGCCAGCGCACGATCGATAAAACGAAATATCAGCTCCAGCTGGGAGCCATACTTCTCTTCAAATGCCACGGTATCCGCATGCAGCTCGTCGTGATGCTTTCTGCACAAAGGCAACACAAAGAGGTCATGCGCTTTTGTAGCCATTCCACCCTGACCGTGACCTATCAGGTGGTGGGGATCATCAGCAGGTTTTCCACAACATGCGCACGGCTGCGTCTTAACCCATCGCGTGTACTTTTCATTAACCCAGCGGCGACGTTTGGGGCGTAACATAAAAGACTCCGGTGACTCCGGATCCACTTTCAGCGCCAGCACCTTTTTCGCCTTATCCTGGATGATGCTGGTGGCAGGAACCGAAGGCACAAGGTCACTTTCCCGGGTAACAGACGGCACAACAGGCTTCGGTAATCTCAGTGCCTTACGGGCTGCACTTTCCGGTAAGGCATCCGCCAGATCATTACGAATCAGCCACCAGCACAGTTCCGGCATTGTCACAACATGACTGTCATCAAAACCGAGATCCCGACGCACAACAGACAACACCCAGCGGGCACAGTTATCCGTTGCCATTGATTCCAGCCGTTCCGTGAACTGATCGCGCAGCTGGTTATCGCAGTGCCAGCACAAACGGATTGCGCCCGGAGCGTGTCGCATTGTGGTCATGTTCTCGCTGTGCCAGTCGGAATGAGGCCACTGGCCGCCTTTTTCACGAAGTAACCAGCTTTCAAGACATTCCACGCCACCAGCACGACGGATCACAGCCTCATTGCGGAACACGGCCCGAACGGCAGGATCATCCGCCAGCGGTTGTGATGCCGCCGGAACGGCACCACTGGCGAAAGATGAATAACGTTCCGGCTCAGGCTCCAGCAGGACACGCCCCTGCATAAACAGGGGCATCAGCTCTGAACCTGGTCTGAACAATACGATCCCCATACGCGGGGCAATTTCAGGGGTCAGTAGTGCTCTCACGGTCACCTCAATGAACGGTATCGAGCAGCTTTAACAGCTCAGGGAATCGGGACTCGAAGAAATGCGGCTGCGTCTCGCGCGGATTTGCGGGACTGGTGATGTTCTTGCCGAACATGCAGCCTTTCGCTGTCAGCGACCAGAATTTTTTGATGTTGTTAATCGCGGTACGGCTGTATCGTTCGCGCTGCTCGACGATCCCCAGCTTCACCATCTGGTGATATGCCTGATTAGCCGTCAGGCGGATACCATACTGTTTCAGCAGTGCACTCAGTGACAGCGTAGGGCGACTTGAGCCATCGTGTGCATCAGCAGGAGCATCAATGGCATAGCGCGGTGCCAGATTCGGTAAGCCAACAGCCTCCTGAAGTTTCTGACAGGCTCCAAGCACTGAAGAGTTAGACAGATTTAACTCCCGGCGCATAAAGTCCAGCAGAATCACGCCAGCCTGCATCTTGTCAGCAGCCTGTCCGGATAATTTTTCAGGTGCGCTGGTTACCATGTCGAAAGTACGGATCACCTTCAGATGGAATGACGGGCTGATCCACATTGCATAGGCATACACCAGTTCTTTGCAGACATACGTCCCCTGGTTATTTCCACCACGAATAACGTTAACTGGCTCTATATTGACCGAGTTGCAAATCTGCAACTCGCTTATTAAACGTTCAGTTTGCTCATTGCGGAGCCAGAATGCAGGCTTATGCTTATCCAGAGAACCGGCAGCCCTGTGCAGATCGTTCAGGCTGTAACGCCCATAAGCATCACGACGAACTTCAATACCATCAATGACCATCAGATTATTCATACTTCGTTTCTCCTCTTAATCAGGCGGCTGCACCCGCCGGTTTCTCGTACTTACTGATAGTGATCTCGACCTTCCCTTCCGGGATAACCGGTCCCCACTCCACCAGCATTCTTTTCACCTGACTGTCGTCTTCCCACACACCCGCGTGGGTCAGGGCGTCAAACAGCGCCTTGTTATAGTTGTCCAGATCGCGGATCCGGTTATCCGGAGGAAACAACACGATCTCCACTGAAGCAGGTGCCGACGTTGGTTTTGGCAGACGACGTAACTGCTCAACTATTGCTGCGCACGCCGCGCTCTGGAATTTTCGCCCCGCCGCGCTTATCAGGCTCTTACCAGCAAACGCCCCTTTGTTGGGGTGTCGCCAGTACGTGTTCACGCTGGGCGGAAAAGGCAGGATCAGCTTCATACTTTCAGGCCCCTCTCATGTAACCAGTGGGTTGCACGCAGCCTTGCGTTTTCCTCACCGGCAAGCAGTGCGCGGATAATCCCGACCGCCTCGCTGTCGTCGTCCTTCACCGCGGTATGAAGCGTTATCCCCCGGGCCACGCCACGCTTTATCGTGATGACGCCTTTTTTCTCCAGTGCGCGAAGATGCTCTACCGCTGCATTCACTGAACGGTATCCCAGCATGGTTGCCACCTCCTGATTGGTTGGCGGAAAGCCACGCTCTTTCTGATAAGAAATCAGCATATCCAGCACCTGCTGCTGGCATTGAGTTAACGTCGTCATGCCGCCATCTCCCTGACCAGTTTTTCCGCCTGCTGGCGAACCTGCACCAGAAAGGCTTCACCACATGCCTCAAGTTCATCGCGCCCGATGTAGCTGATTGCCGGTCCCTTCCAGGTCTTGTCGAAAACAGCAATAGCACCAGCGAAGAAAGCTCCTGTCGGCACCTGCTTCTCATCCTTCGGGATAAACCAGGCAGGCAGTTCAAAACCAATACGCCCGCGAATAAAAGCAATATGGTCCGCATCTTCCGGCCACCACACTTCGCTGGTGGCAGCTTTGATCAGGAAAACATAGCGCCCGCCCTTATCACGCATGGCACTGGCATGTTTCATGATGTAACGCATGCCGGTGATGTATTGCCCCTCATGCTGACTGGCGCGGCTGTATGGGGGATTACCAAAGGCAGCACCTTTAAGCTCCGCAAGACGTTCTGACCAGTCATGCGCCAGCGCGTTATCTTCCGCCGTGTAATACGCGGCACATTTGGCGTTATCACCGTCAGTGAACAGATCCAGAACAAACGGGCCAAACAGGGTGTTAATTCCCCAGAAAATGTTGTCCGGCGTGCGCCACTGATCGCCCACTTCCTTCAGTTCATGGGCTGGTTTGTTCCGCAGTTCCACCAGCGCCTGGCAATATTTATTACTCATTAAGCCCCCACGTAATTCCCTGACAGATACCACTCTTCACCCGATGCAGCGCGCTTGCTGCTTTTCCGTAAGCACCGCTCACGGCGCGCCAGAAAATTGTTTCGTTCTGACTGGGAGTGGCTTTCACGGAATGCCGCCATCCACACGGTTGCAGCACGACGGTATAAGCCCCTGGACTCCAGTTCTTCAGCCTGGCGGGTCAGGCACAAAATCACCCGGGGATCGTTAGTGCCGACATAGAAATTACGCACAGGTTTGGTTTCACGAACTGGTTGCGGTTCCGGCTCCTGCGCTCTCTCAGTCAGGCGCGGGAAATGTCTGCGTGTATCTCCTTCACAACGGTGAGCCACACGCCCACTCTGACGTAACTTGCTTGCAGACTGCAGAACGCGCTGCCGTGAGTAACCTGCAAAAGCATCCGCAATGTCTCCGGAAGTACACCCCGGATGGGCTTCAATGAATTTCTGAACTTCATTCAAAAGACTCATAATCACCCCCTGAATCCTGCCGGGATCTGGCTGTAGTCCACGTTGTCGTAACTGGATTTGAAGTACGGGTCTTCGCGTTTTTCGGTGTACGTGCTTACGGACGGCGATAAGCGCAGGGAAAGCTCATCCCATTTTTCCCGCAGCTTCGACGGGCTGAGCACGTTACGGCACCAGAACGGATCGCGGCTGACGCGGCTGTACATCTCGCAGATTTGTTTATGAGTACGCCCATCCTGTACACACATCAGGCGAATTTCGTTTGCCCAGGCTGTCCAGTTCGGTTCTTTAGGACGTACCACTTCGCCGTCACATTCGGCGGCCTGCTCGTACAGAGCGATGATTTTTTTCCAGAGCCACTGTGCGCAGGTCAAATCATCCTGCGTTCCCCACTGGCGCTTTTTAGGGCTGAATACAACCGCATCAGGATGGCGAGTTAAAAACTCTTGTTCAGCCGTCTGCGTGTCCGGTTGCGAAGCGTCCGGACGAGAAGTTTTTTTATCTGACGGATCATGTTTTGATTTTACTGACGGATCCCCGCCAGATTCTGACGGGTGAAAACCCGCTTTTTTGCCAGATTTCGACGCATCAAATTTTGACTGGTCAGATTTTGATGCGTCAGATTTTGACGGGTCAGAATCTGACAGTTGAGAAAATGCCGCTTCCTGAAGCTTCGCAACGTTAAGCTGATAAACATTCGACGCATTGCGGTTACCCTGGCGACGCGCCTTACGCGTTAACCAGCCTTCTGCTTCCAGCCGTGCGATAGCCGTTCTGACGGTGCTCATCCCCGCGCCAATCTGGCGGGCAATGGTTTCAATTGATGGCCAGCACACACCTTCGTCATTACTGAAATCAGCCAGGCGGGCCATAATTGCCACGCTGGATAACTTCATGCCTGACGCAGCGCAACCATCCCATACATAGCCGGTTAATTTAGTGCTCATGACCGACCTCTATTTCCCTGAATTTACGACGAAACTGTTCGAGCGGGCTGAAGCACTCATGCTCATAGCCTTCGCGGAGGTAGATAACCCGTTGTGTTTCCGGCTCCCAACGAATGACTCTGACGGGCACTCCGTAGTGATCTTTGAACCAGCGGTTAACTTGTCGCAAAGGACTGTCTCCTTCTGCCGGTTGAAATCACCCACAGCCCACTCTGCAAAGCTGTGGGTTACAATTTCCCTGTCACCTGGTACATTTACTGCATAGCAATACTCCACCTTCGCTTTTCCACCCGGTACAGGAAGCGCAATCAGTTGCGAGCGACGGTAGTGTGTTGTTAAACTGTTCATGCGTTAGTTTCTCCACAGTCACGACACGCCACGGCGCCCGGAGCTGCACACTCGCGGGCGTCACTACTTTCTGAAACGCAAAAGATTTTGTAGACCAGTGCTGCATGCTCCTGCAGCTTCGAAATTGAGAGGTACAGCTCATCGTTAATTGCTGTCTTCTCATGTGGTTCCACTACACCGTCTTCAATTGCTGAACGAATCTGTTTTGAATAACTGCCGATCTGTTCAATGACTTCCAGCAGGCGTTGGTTGATATCGGCGTTGTCCACATCCTCGACGTCAGGAAGAGACACAAAGACGCCATTTGCAGACTGCGCCACAGCGTCAACAATGAAGTGAGTGCCACCAGCACGCTGTAAAACCATTGCCCATCCCAGCGGGAAAATCTGATCGCCATCTGCACGAAGGCGGTTGAATAAAGCGTTTTCTGTTACATCGAGCCAGTCAGCCGCTTCAGCGTAACCACCCGGCAACGCCGCGATAGTTTTTCTGACAGCTTTCACGTACCACTCAGGCTGTTTTTCTATTTTCCAGTGATGCTTACCCACGATTAGCCTCATCGTTCTGTGGTTAAAAATTGAAAGTGTTCTGCTAATCTTTCGGATAGATATCCGGTCTTAAGTCAGATTTCGTAATTGCACCTGACGTGCATTGCTCAAGTTTTTTAGCCAGCACAAAACTGGCTTTTTTATAGCCATTGAAAACCAGCCGTAAGTAGCCAGGTGTTGAGCCAACTTTTCCGGCCAACTCGCCCTGCTGTTCTTTGGTTAAAGAGTCCCAATACGCTTTCATACAATATGTACCTCCAGTGTACATATTACATGATTGAAATGAACCTTCAAGACACTTGTACCTTAACGGTACAAGGGTTTTAATTTCGTTATGAAAACAATCCATGACATCCGGCGGTCTAACGCCAGAAAACTGAGAGATGGTGTTGGCGGGAATTCTTCCTTTGCCACTATGATTGATCGCGAGCCAACCCAGACCAGCAGGTTTATGGGAGATGGTGCTACTAAAAATATCGGTGACAGCATGGCACGACACATCGAAAAATGTTTCGACCTGCCTGTTGGATGGCTCGATCAAGAACACCAGACAACGAACATCACAAAAAAACCTGATGTTTCAATCACTAATAAACAAATCACATTAGTCCCTGTCATATCATGGGTACAGGCCGGAGCATGGAAAGAAGTTGGATATTCTGAGGTTGATTTGAGCACAGCAGAAACGTATCCCTGCCCTGTACCCTGTGGGGAAATGACTTATATCTTGCGGGTGATAGGTGATTCAATGATTGATGAGTACCGCCCAGGAGACATGATTTTTGTCGATCCTGAAGTACCTGCCTGCCACGGTGACGACGTTATTGCATTGATGCACGATACAGGTGAAACCACCTTCAAAAGGTTGATAGAAGATGGGACACAGCGTTATCTCAAAGCGTTAAACCCAAACTGGCCTGAGCCTTACATTAAGATCAACGGTAATTGCTCTATAATTGGTACTGTGATTTTCTCAGGAAAACCAAGAAGATACAAAATCAAAGCCTAATCAATGTTTATGAACCTGCTTCGGCAGGTTTTTTTATACTTGACAATGTACCTTTGAGATACATAATGTACCCAAAAGAAACAACAAACAGGCAGGACGCCCACGAAGTAGCCGCCTGGGGCATATGAAGTCCAGGATGATTCGTTGAGTCATGTTGTGCCACTATGCACTCATGTTAAAGCAGGTGTATGAAATGAAAGTCCAGATTTTAAACAATAACTGTGAAGTCGTTTGGTCATACGACATAGCCGCCCCTGTAGATCAGAGCGGCGATAGCTGGACCAATGGGAAACATCAGATTATGGCTGGAGTTGTGTTCTCTTTACGCCGTGCTTTGGAACAGGCTGAAGTATTTCCATCAGACCCTGAATGGAAATGGCCTTTTTCTATTTGTCCAAATTCGGAGAGCACATTTCAGAAAATTGGTCAGAAAGTCGCACTCGAAGAGCATCAGCCAACTGTTTCCTGATTATTTCAGGTAACTCGTCGGCATCGCAGAAACAACAACGCTCGATCATGTTGAAAGCCGATTCGTAGAACTGTTTCTGCTGAGTGTCGCTGAGACAGGAAAAGAACGACGTTACGATGATTTTATTAATTGCATTATCAAGTTCTTTTTCATCAAAAGTCATTTGATTTTCCTTTTATGTATACGGGCTTAAAAGGATACCACCGAGCCTGAAGTGGTGAAAAGACAGGCACATAACAGCTAAGTATTTTCAACCAAAGAGAATCCTTGGCGTTGTGGTGAATGCGGCTCAGCGCACGCGGGTTAAGGTTGAGGCTGACAGTCGACCTTCTGTGGATACCCACCCGTCTGGTGTGCAACCTTCGCCAGGCACCGGGAGGCACCCGGCACCACAACTTTATGCTGTGTGTAGTCCTGGCGGTACCAGTTTGTACCCTTGCTTCCGGCTGGTACCGTCCTTTTTACAAAACCGAGAAGAGCATCACCGGACGACGGGCTCATAACCCAATCCATCCGGGCGGCTGCCACCGCAGGTGTTCTTCTCTGTTTTGTGGAGAAACCAACTGGCCTTGCAGGGTCGATATGATGAGGAGCAGCAAAATGGCTAGCGAACGCAGTACTGATGTGCAGGCATTTATCGGGGAGCTGGACGGCGGCGTATTTGAAACCAAAATCGGCGCAGTTCTCAGTGAAGTCGCTTCCGGTGTGATGAACACGAAAACCAAAGGTAAGGTCTCACTCAACCTGGAAATCGAACCATTTGATGAGAACCGTGTGAAAATCAAACACAAACTCTCATATGTTCGCCCGACTAACCGCGGGAAAATTTCCGAAGAAGACACCACCGAAACGCCGATGTATGTCAATCGCGGTGGTCGCCTGACTATTCTGCAGGAAGACCAGGGACAATTACTGACTCTTGCCGGTGAACCTGACGGAAAACTCCGCGCAGCAGGTCATTAATATCGTTCTTAATTAACTGATTATTTATCTCATCACTGAATATCTTTATATAGTGAGGACTTATTATGTCTCAGAACTTAGACGCAACCGCAATTAATCAAATCCATGCCCTTATTTCTGCTCAGGGTGTTAATGAAATTATCAGTAAGATTGGTGCCGATGTTGTGGCATTGCCTGAGAATTTCCGCATTCATGATCTGGAAAAATTTAATTTAAATCGCTTCCGTTTCCGTGGTGCGCTTTCCACTGCCAGCATCGATGACTTTACCCATTATTCCAAAGATCTTGCAGATGAAGGCACCCGCTGCTTTATCGATGCTGATAATATGCGTGCTGTCAGTGTGCTTAATCTGGGTACTATTGATGAACCAGGTCACGCAGATAACACCGCCACTCTCAAACTGAAAAAGACAGCACCGTTCTCTGCACTGTTGTCTGTTAACGGCGAGCGTAACTCCCAGAAGCCACTGGCAGAATGGATTGAAGACTGGGCCGACTACCTTGTGGGCTTTGATGCTAATGGTGACACCATTCAGGCAACCAAAGCGGCTGCGGCGATCCGTAAAATCACGATTGAAGCAAACCAGACCGCTGATTTTGAAGATAATGACTTCAGCGGCAAACGCTCCCTGATGGAGTCTGTCGAAGCGAAGACCAAAGACATTATGCCAGTGGCATTTGAATTTAAATGCGTTCCGTTTGAAGGCCTGAAAGAACGTCCGTTTAAATTACGCCTCAGCATTATCACTGGCGATCGTCCGGTACTGGTTCTGCGCATTATTCAGCTGGAAGCGGTGCAGGAGGAAATGGCTAACGAATTTCGTGATCTGCTTGTTGAGAAATTCAAAGACAGCAAAGTAGAAACCTTTATTGGTACTTTCACCGCCTGATTTCATTACTGCAAATGCCCCTGCGGGGGCATTTATGGAAACATAATTTACTCAATAATCGCCGGATGGTGAGGGCTTCCTTTTACCCGAATTCAGCGCGGTGCAGCGCATATACGTGGAGAACAAAATGTCATTTATTAAAACTTTTTCCGGGAAGCATTTTTATTATGACAAGATAAATAAAGACGACATCGTGATTAACGATATCGCGGTTTCCCTTTCAAATATCTGTCGCTTTGCAGGACATCTATCACACTTCTACAGTGTCGCCCAGCATGCAGTGCTTTGCAGCCAACTGGTGCCGCAGGAATTTGCTTTTGAAGCGTTAATGCATGATGCAACAGAAGCGTATTGCCAGGACATCCCCGCACCACTGAAACGACTTCTTCCTGACTATAAACGGATGGAAGAAAAAATAGACGCCGTAATCCGTGAGAAATACGGGTTACCTCCTGTTATGAGCACGCCAGTGAAATATGCCGATCTCATTATGCTGGCAACCGAACGCCGCGATCTCGGACTTGATGATGGCTCTTTCTGGCCTGTATTGGAAGGTATCCCGGCAACAGAGATGTTCAAAGTTATTCCACTGTCGCCAGGTCATGCCTACGGGATGTTTATGGAACGTTTTAACGAGTTATCGGAGTTACGCAAATGCGCATGAATGTTTTCGAAATGGAAGGGTTTCTTCGTGGGAGATGTGTACCGCGAGATCTGAAAGTGAATGAAACAGATGCTGAATACCTGGTACGTAAATTCGATGCGCTTGAAGCTAAATGTGCAGCACTGGAAAACAAAGTAATACCAGTGTCAGCTGAACTGCCGCCAGCAAATGAAAGTGTTCTGTTATTTGATGCTAATGGAGAAGGCTGGCTGATTGGCTGGCGTTCTCTCTGGTACACATGGGGGCAAAAAGAAACCGGAGAATGGCAGTGGACATTTCAGGTCGGGGACCTTGAAAACGTCAATATCACTCACTGGGCAGTAATGCCGAAAGCACCGGAGACTAAGAAATGAGCGTGATAAAAACTCATACAGGAATTGTTATCACCCGAGACGGTGAAAAGCGGATGAAATTACATTCTACTGAAACGTCCTGGGTTGCCGGACGTTGTGAATCCTACGACAAAAAGACTGGTTACCGTTGGGGCGCGACAAACATGCGCCGCCGTCTGCTCCTGGACAGCATCAGGCCAATAAAACACGTAGCAACCAGAGAACAAAATTAATTATCAGGACTGGAATTTGATATTACTGCCCGTGTGCAGCGGGCTAAGTGGAGAAACATATGCTGAACCTCGATTGTGTTCCTATCTCAACTTATTGCAAAGAAACTGGCGAAACTCCTGAAGCAATAAACAAACGTGTACAGCGCGGTGTTTGGCGTGAAGGTGTTCAGGTTTTAAAGGTTGAAGGCGTTAAGGAGAGGTGGATTGATCTTAGTGAGGTTGCAAAATGGGCCAGACAAAACTGCTCAAACTACCGCGCGGCGTAACAATCAGGAAACACCGCCAGGGCGAAACGATCAATATAACTTTCACCTACAAAGGAGTTAAATGTCGTGAGCCTCTTTCCAATCTGGAAGTAACACCAAAGAACATTAAATACGCCGAGCGCACACTCGGCGAAATTCATAATAAGATCGAAAGGGGAACATTCATTTATGCGGAATATTTTCCCCGTTCTGCTCGTTTGAAAATTTTTGGTAATGCTGCTGCAGGCAAAACGGTAAAAATGTACCTGGACGAATATCTTGAAATCTGCGAAACGAGAAAACTCTCACCCTCAACGATTGGTGGTTATAAAAAATGCCGTAGTGCGTTAGCCTCACTCCACATTTGCCCTGCAAGTGAATTAACACCAGCAATCCTGAAAGCGTGGATTCAAAGTCAGAAAACGACCTTAAAAACAATTCGCAACCAGTTATCTTTCCTGCGGTCAGCACTTGATGAAGCCGTAACCGATGGGGTACTTCAAATTAACCCCGTATCGTTGGTAACTGCTTCGCGCTACCAAAGTGATAAGTCAGAAGCAGAAAGTTGCTACGTGGTTGATCCGCTATCACCAACAGAAGTTGATGCATTACTAGCAGCAGCCGGAAACAAACAATGGGAGAATCTGTTCCGGTTCGCTATACATACAGGCCTGCGTAGTTCTGAATTATGTGCCCTTAGATGGCGTGATATCGACTTTGTTGGAAAAACTGCCCATGTCCAGAACGCAAGTGTTGTCGGTGTTATCAAAGGAACAAAGACAAAAGCCGGTACTCGTAAAGTTGAACTGACAGAAGAGGCAATGTTGGCGCTGATAAACCAGAAGCCATTTACATTCATGAAGGATGCTACTGTCTTTGAAGATCCAAAGACAAACAAACCGTGGGCCAGCGCCGATGCGATAAGGAAAAAAGCGTGGATACCAACCTTGCGTAAAGCTGGTATCCGGTACCGTAACCCATATCAGACCAGGCATACATTCGCCACCAGCCATATCAGCCGTGGTGCGAACCTGTTCTGGCTTGCAGCTCAAATGGGGCATAAAGGGCCGGAAATGCTTTTCAGGCATTATGGTTCGTATCTCGTAGACTATGATGGCAAGACAGCTTGTAAGGACCAAGTATCAAAAAATCCGGAGAACATGAAAATTGAGAAGTAAAACGCCCGATAGCACTAGCCCCCCTTCGAAAAACAGTAAAGCTTACAAGAATGTTAGCAGGATGATGAGGATAGTGTACAATGGTTTTAGTGTGCATTAAATGCAAAGATTTGACGTTTTTTGTCAAATTTGTGCTATAAAATCACTTTTAGTGGTTTTTAAGCTATGGGAAGTTAAAAGGGTATAAATTATGTTGATTGAGTTTACAGTACAAAACTATAAATCTATTTCAGAGAAACAAACACTGAGTTTAGTTGCATCAAAACTTAACGATTTGCCTAATAATCTGTTCAGTATTGATGAACCTAAATCTCTTGAATTGCTTAAAAGTGCTGTGATTTATGGCCCTAATGCTGCCGGAAAATCAAACATTATTAACGCTATTACAACTATGGCTGAACTTATTGTCCGGTCTGCTACAGGTTATAAAAGTGGTGATAAACTTGATATCACGCCTTTTAGACTAGACTCAAAGAAGATTAATCAACCATCTGAATTTGAAATTAACTTTATTTCCGAAGGCATCAGATACCAGTATGGTTTTTCTGCAACAGAAGATTTTATTCACGACGAATGGTTATTTGCATTCCCCAAAGGCAGACCACAAAAATGGTTTTTACGTCTATGGGATGAAGAAAAACAAACCCATGAATGGGAGTTGGGGCCATCGTTGACAGGAGAAAAACAAACATGGTTGAAATCAACTAGGCCTAATGCGCTCTTTCTTTCTACAGCGGTACAATTAAACAGTGTACAACTAAAACCTGTATACGATTGGTTTTATTACAAAGTTAAATTTACTGAATTAACAGGTTGGGATAGTGATTACAGTGCAAAGCAATGCTTAAATGATAAGAAAGATGAGATTCTCAATTTTTTAAAAGCTGCCGATGTAGGTATTGATGACATTCATGTAACAAAGGAAAAATTCAATCCCAATGCTCTTCCTGATGATATGCCTGCAGCCATCAAGGAACTAGTGATTAAGAATATGCAAGGCAAGGAAGAATATGTCATTAAAACACTTCATAATAATGAGGCTGGAGAGCCAATTCCATTCGATTTAAAAGATGAATCGCATGGAACTAGAAAAATCTTTAGTTTCGCGGAACCCTTATCACATTCACTCGAGACAGGAAACATCCTGTTTATTGATGAATTAAATGATAACTTACACCCCAAATTAGTTGAGTTTATTGTAGGTTTGTTTCACGATAAAAATATCAATAAGAATGGTGCCCAGTTAATCTTTACAACTCATGAGACGTCTATTTTAAATCAAGATGTTTTCAGACGAGATCAGATTTGGTTTGTAGAAAAAGACAATTCAAAGCAAACAAATCTTTTCCCACTTACGGATTTTAGTCCAAGAAAAGGAAGGGAGAATTTAGAAGCTTCTTATCTTGACGGTAGATATGGGGCTTTACCACTCATTGGGAAATGGGAGAGATATTAATGGGAAGCGAAGATCTGTTCAAAAAAAGAAAGGCTCGGCGTAATAATGAATTCAAACGAGTTAGTAAAGCACGAGCTCAAATGAAGAAAATTCTCATCGTCTGTGAGGGAGAGAAGACTGAGCCCGCATATTTTACAGATTTTATAAAACATTGCCGTATAAGCACGGCAAGCATAGTTGAGATTTCTGGAGAGTGCGGCTCAAGCCCTATGAATGTGGTATCTTGGGCAAAAGAAAAATATAATACGGAAAAGAAAAGGAGCGACCCTTATGATAAGGTTTATTGTGTCTTTGATAGAGACGCTCACCCTAACTATGATGAAGCTCTTAGCAGGATTAATTCCTTAAATCCAAAAGGGATTTTTGTTGCTATAACTTCCATACCATGTTTCGAGTACTGGCTGATACTACATTTTGGATACACCCGAAAATCATTTTCACCTCAGAAAGGCAAAAGTGAAGGCGCACAAATGCTAGCTGAGTTAAAAAAATACATGCCAGATTATGAGAAAAAGGCATCAGGTGTATTTAATAAATTGCAAGATCGGCTCGATACGGCATTAATCAATGCTAAAAGAGTCGAAGATGCCGCCAAAAAAGACGGGTCGATAAATCCTTCAACTAAAGTTGGCGCTTTGATTACAGATCTAATTAACATTCGTGATGACTTTGAAAATGAGAAGTAAAAATAACATGTCATGATGTAGCGACGGCAGCATGTTTAAGTTCAAATGGCAAAGTGTACGCGAAGTATACGCGAATCAAAAACAATAGAAAAAACGTATATTTTACAAAAGATTATATAAATTTTGACGCGGGTTCAACTCCCGCCAGCTCCACCACTTTTTAGTTGTTTGAAGTTCAATGAAGTCTACTAAGCCCACACAGCACAAGCTCTGCGGGCTTTTTTACGTCTATTGTCGTCCAGTGAGAATTGCTGAGAACTACGAGTTATGGCACCCTGAATGGGACCCACTAAGAAGGGTCCAAAAACCGAGGGTCCCAAAATGGCAAAAATCGCTAAGAAGCTCACTGACACTGAAATCAAAAGCACCAAGCCAGCCGATAAAGAAATCAACTTGTTTGACGGTGATGGTCTGATTCTACGAATCGCTCCTTTGGCGAAAGGAGGCAAGAAAAATTGGTATTTCAGGTATGCAGTACCAGTGAGCAAGAAAAGAACCAAAATGAGCCTTGGGACATATCCTCACCTTACCCTTGCAAGAGCCAGAGCCTTACGTGATGAATATCTCTCCTTTCTGGCAAATGGTGTTGATCCCCAAATCCATAACAACGATAAGGCGAAGGCATTAAAGAGTGCTACTGAGCACACTCTCCAAGCCGTAGCGCGGAAATGGTTAGATGAGAAGGTAAAGACATCAGGTATCTCACAAGACCATGCAGCAGACATCTGGCGCAGCTTAGAGAGAAATGTCTTTCCCGGTCTGGGTAATGTCCCTATCAATGAGATCCGACCTAAGCTCTTAAAACAACACCTTGATCCTATTGAGCAACGAGGCGTATTGGAAACTCTACGCCGTATCATTTCACGTCTGAATGAAATCTTCCGGTGGGCAGCTACTGAAGAACTTATTGAGTTCAACCCGGCTGACAACCTTGGTCAAAGATTCAGTAAACCAAAAAAGCAAAATATGCCTGCCCTTCCCCCAAGCGAATTGCCAAGGTTTATGGAATCTTTGACGAATGCGTCAATCCGGTTGGAAACACGTATGCTAATTGAATGGCAATTGTTGACATGGGTTCGTCCGGGTGAAGCCGTTCGCGCAAGGTGGTCTGATATTGATACAACCAACAGCATTTGGAACATTCCTGCTGATTTCATGAAAATGAAAAAGCTTCACAAAGTTCCTTTGAGTAAAGAAGCTTTGCGCATCCTTGAATTAATGAAATCAATAAGTGGGCATAGAGAATGGGTTTTCCCCAGCATAAAAGCGCCTCTTAATCATATGCATGAACAAACAGCCAACGCAGCTATCATCCGAATGGGGTTCGGAGGCGAGCTTGTAGCTCACGGTATGCGTTCTATTGCACGAACAGCGGCAGAGGAGTCTGGTAAATTCAGAGCTGAAGTTCTTGAGGCAGCGCTTGCCCACTCGAAAAAAGATGAAATTATCGCAGCATACAATCGTGCAGAATATCTGATAGAGCGACAGAGTTTGATGCAATGGTGGAGTGATTACGTTCAAGCTCAAAGATCAAATGCTCTGGTAGCCTAAGTATCAGAATAGCTAATATAATCCTGAAGGTAAAGAAAATGGAAACCCTATTCAAAGTTTTTGAAAAATTTAGTTCCAGACCACTTTTTTTTATTTTTTTCGGACTCTCACTTTGTGAATTTTTTCAGAAACAATCTGTTCTGATGAATCCATCAGCAGATAACATCGCGAAATTATTCGCAGCCATGATATTAGTTGTTTTTTTTACTTGGGGATTTGAATGGCTAATCTTCAAGTTCAATGTAAACCTTGAACCTCATGATCAAGGCGATATTGGACCAACAATTGGAACGGCTACTTTAGCTGTATACTTAGTTTATGCCTTTCACTTTCTCAGTGAAAATCCTGAAGCATTAAATTTAAAGTTATTAACTAACTCTGGCTTTATATACAGCACAACTCTATTATTATTCTCATTAGAATGCATGAAGCTTAGAAGACTTAAACAAAAATAAACAACATCATTGTGATGATAAATATAAAATAGGCATGGCGAAAAAAAATCACCACGCCTAAAATATAATAATTATGGTAGCATCATTGATACATAATCCACACCAATCCTTGAGCTATACTGAGACGCTATAGCCTGATATCTTTCTGCATAACCAGTTCTCAGTTGAGATTTAAGTTTGAGTCGGACAGGAACATTTTGCACGTTGCCATCCATATTACTTAAAAACACGGCAGAAATAATATTTTTTCTTCGCCATCAACTGTTGTTCCATGATTCAACACCACCATATAATCAACAACAGGAAGCGTTTTATCCCCTTCGAAAATAGAGAGATATTTTCTTTGATTTTTATGCATTACATATATATATTTCGAATGTTCAGCAAATGGCAATGCTTTACTCTGACTGGCGTTAAAAAGCTCCAGAACTTTAATGAGCCTGTGCGGACTTAATCTTACATGGTGAGGGTCGTTACCCTGAGTAGGAACCAAATCACATGCCGCAGATACACATAAATACCATTTGTTCGACTCTGTATCAAAGAAAATAGTGCCAGTAGAAATATGACCATCTTCAAAATTCTTTGAAGACAAATTCATATTTAAAGCATGATACATTTCGTGATAAGTATCATTATTTGATGGCAGATCCATTTTTGAAGAGCAATATTGGAGCAATGCAGCAACTCCGCTGTTAGCGTATTCATTTGAATAGCTATCAAAAACACTTTTGATAAATTCATCCAGCGTATTATTATTTTTAAGTCTTTGATAAAGCTCTTCTGATAAATTACCAAATACAAAGTCAATATTTCTACATCTAATATCAGGCGAGTCTGATTTTAATATCTCATTTAACCACGCAGCTTGACCGTAATGATCGTTAGCCAAATGATTTACAAAAGATAAAGCCTCAGCTTCGATTGCATTCTGAATTTCAGATTTTATTAACTGATAATAAGATGGTTTCCATTCAATGAGAGAATCATTGAGAGTTTGCCAAATCCTATCTCCATCGTTTTCATGATCATCTTGAACCTTATGAAATAGGGAGACAAAGATATTACCACATTGAATCCATTTTACTCCGCTTTCATCACCCCGAATGACATTGCCAGATGTGTTGCTAGAAATAATTGCATTTCTAGACACAGCATATTCTGCAATCATTTTTGCAATGAAGTTTTTATCCTTTTGATCCTCCAACACAGCATCATCATGTATTAATCTTTTAATTCTTCTACAAGGCTTACTGTCTTTAATATAGGCTATTGTTTCATCTCTTGTGAGAGCTTTATTACCATTATCATTTAAGTTCGGTAATACAACGTCTTCCCAATAACTTTGGACATCTTCATTATCGTAGTCAATGATCAAGCTGTTGATATCCAGAGCACCTTTGAGAGTCGATGATATCTGCATCCAAACCGTTTCTAAATTCTCTCTAGTATATATTACAATCATATTTAAATGATCGGAGTCTTTCAAATCTTGTAATAGTTTAAGTGTTTTATCAGGTGCATTATTATCAAGATGATAATCTACAATAATAAGATCTGATTTCCTAATCCGATCCACATCGAAATTAACAGAACCATTGTCAACATCACAAATCATATTTTTAGATTGAAAAAAGCTCTCAAGAGTAGCGGCTCGTTTAGATGAGTCAATTTTGTTGTAGTCTAAATCAACTTCGTTATTCAACGCCCTGATTGATTCAGAATACGTCAGAAAATCGTCATCAATCATGACAACGGAACGAATTGCATTTTCGCAGAAAGTTTTCTGGACAAGAGAATTATAATTTGCCACTGTCATATTAGAACTCCACTCCATTGAACTGGATCACAAAATTAGCGCCATCTTTTATTAAATAGTTATCGCCTTCATCAGGTTCTGAATACCATATTTTATGATGTGCAACAGCAAGGTTTTCTCGACATAGATACAGACCTACCCCATGTCCATTTGCTCTTTTGCTATAAAATAGTTCAAATAGTCGCGGGATATCATCGGTATCAATTGCCGGACCAGAATTTGCTATGATAACCAAAGAATTCACAAAACCAATCTTTATGAGCCTATTATTTGACAGACTGACCCAATACATTGCATTGTTGATAATATTAGTAAAAACAGGATAGATCCTTGATGGTATATCTGTTATTGCGATTTGCTTAAACTCTTCACTAAATTCAATAGTTATTCGTTGCCGTTCGAAACGCTCCCCAAAGAACTTCAGGACATAATCCATGATATTTTTTCCAGTTATTCTCTGCCTGGATTGATAACCTGATATTTTCAAAGGTGATAAGAAACGTATTTGTTGAGTAAGCGATCTGTGAGCATTTAACGCCAATGAAAAACCAGGGTGTTCTTTTACAGAAGTAGGAAGAGAGTTTAGTCCTCTGGTTACCATAGAATCCATTTCTTCAAGTTCATGAGATATTATCTCAACACTAATACCTAACTGTGCAAGCGCGTTTAAACTTTTAGCTTTTTCTTCAAAATATGAGCGTTCTTCTTCAGATAATGAGAATGCTGAATCTAAGTTTATACCTTCAAATAATCTATCGAGACCTTTTATTATTGATTGATATTTGAAAGTTAGGGTATCAACTGACTCAACATATAAACTATCGAGCAAATTAAACACATTTTCAATTTGTGAATCATTATCTATTGAATCAACAACTGATATAGTTTTAGCATAATAATCACTTCGATCAACCTTTATTTCATCGGCCCATTTTTTTAAAAGAGAATGTATCTTCTCCTCTATCGTGTTATTAAACTTAGTTAGTTTAGAATTAATAATACCTTGATTTTTTTCAAGGTGATTTTTCGCTGCCAATGAAGGCTCAAGTTTATTTAATTCAGAATCAAGTTTATTAATTGCTAACTTCATTTGTAGAATATACGCAGAGAACTCATTAAATTTATCTCTGTAGTCTCTATATTTCTCTTCATACATTCCAAGTTTTGGAGGTTTGATAGGCGTTTTAATTTCACTGCGCAACGCATCTAAGTTTGTAAGATCACTGTCTATAATTTTAAGATAGTTTAAATCTAACGAACCATCAGTTTTATCAAGCTTAGTTTTCAGCCTTTTAACAGCCTCCAAGGAAGCATCAAGAACTGGTGTCTGATTCTTCAAAGCTTCTGAAAAACTTTTTTGTGTTGATTTTCGAGCTTGTTGTTGAGCAGATTTTCTTAACTCTTTTTCACGCTTAACTTGTTCTAAAAGCTCTTTACGGTCATCAGAACGTGAACCAAAAAATCTATCAGCAAGTTCAGTTAACAAATTAGATATAATAGTTTTCAGTTCTCTTGCAGCCTGGTTTCTTATGAATCCCTCTCTCCCCGACTTATCTTTCAGCTCTTTATTACTGGATTGAGTAATTCCAATATAACCAAAAATCCTTCTATTAGACCAATAATATCGCCCTGCATTCCATGAACGTCTTTCTTCTATCTGGAAGAAATCATTATCTACTCGACCATAAGGTAATACTCTCAAGCTATCCCTAAAAATCATTAGTCCTGCATACTTTTTGGCCTTAAGATCAAAGTGGGAATGTTCACGTTCAGTATGTGATGTATTTTGTGAAAGGAATTCAAACGTTCCTATCTGAAGCTCAAATGGGCCGACCCCTGCGTGATCCTACCCACGTAATATGGACACAGGCCTAAGCGAGGTTCTTGTTTTCAAATTGTTCCGGACTGA